TTAAATCAACTCCTTGTAGAAGGTAAACTTAATTACTCCATTCCCGTTAACCATCATAGGATTTTCGCCAATGGCTAACCTAAATGATTCACTTTTAGTTTCACCTGCTGGGATAGCATAAGTTATACCGTCTTTAATTATCGTCATAGCAGCACTTGCTATTATTATTGGAGTAACGCCAGTGGACCCGACATTCATGAGATTAATAGAAAGTGAACCATTAACCGTGTATTCGGTATCCTGTGAGTAATCTAAATCAAAGTTAAAGTTATCCCACAGACCATGCCCCTCTGGTAACGCGGAGAGTTTAAAAGGGTATGCATCAAAAGAAAGATTGATATTTAATCTTCTGCCGGCTGTATCGTCTTCGACTTGTACTAATGTACATTTTGCTAAATAATAATAATCCCTAGCATGATCGTCATATAGAGGCTGATATCCACCTCTCATTAACCAGTTGGTTAAGACTGTCTCATCAACCTTACGTTTTTCGTATTCGTCTTGGAAATAAGTGAACTTAAATGATAAAGGTCGATTCTCATAAATTCTCTCTCCAAGAATCAAAGAGAAATCGTAGATACCCTGCATAAACGGGACCGATTCGGTAATTTGTTTTTCAGCCGGGGAAGGTGCTGAACGTTCAAGCAGAATAAGCTCAAATTCCCCAGTGTGATAACCTGCAAAGCTAAAGCCCTCTTGGGTAAAATCCTCCATTACCTTCCCCACCTTTCGGTTAAGACTGTTTTATTACCGCCCGCTCGATCAAACTCGTTATACACCCCTCCGACTAATTCACCGCTATCGAGGACAATAGTTTGATTACTGTTAGCAATAAGCTCCAGTAACTGTTCGATTCGGCTGGTATCTGTAGATGAATCATTTTGAGCCAAGACGCTTAATGTCCTAGTCTCATACTCGTGTGGTGTATTTGGCTTGATGCTGGTTCCAACATTCATAAAACCGCCAATGTCTGCCATTGCTATATTAGGAGTAACAGTTGCTCTCAAAGAACCCACAAGGTTCGTCATTCCCCTCGCTGTCGCCTTTTTGGCTTTAGCAATCGAATCTGTTATAGGTCCACCGAAATCTAATTTATCCAGATCGGATAATGGACCATCTTTTGCCGGAGAAAAAGGCAAGAAATTACGCACCTTGGTTGCAACACTTTTAACAGCACCAGTCACTTTGCCGATAGCATTTGTGATTCCCTTAGCCATCATGTCAATAAATCCCTTACCTGCATTGTAAAAAGATGACCCTAAACCCTTCACGAAGGAAAGAGCCTGATTAAGTCCTGACTTTATACCTGAAGTTACTCTGGAAACGGCTGATTTTACTGCTGAAACCGTACTATTCCAAGCATTTATGGTTGCAGACTTTACTTTGCTCCAATTTGCAATGACTAGAGCGACCAAAGCAATGACAGTTGCAGTTACCCACCCTACTGGTCCTAAAGCTATAAACCAGGATGCTGCGACCTTTGCTGCATGAGCAAGAGCTTGGACACCTAACCAAGCGTATTTAGCAGCGAACTTAGCTATGCTTGCAATGACAGATGCTGTTCCAACAGCTGCAGCCTTTACCATGGTTACTGTAAATGATAAAGCAACCTTTCCAGCGTTAAGTGCTGCCTTACCAGCTAATAGAGCCCATTTCCCAATTTGAGCCGCAACCTGACCAGCGAATTTCGCGACCCAAACAGCACCTTGTTTAGTCATTAAAAGAAATTGTGTTACGACCCTTGTCGCCATGGTTGCAGCCTTGCTTGCAAATAATGCAAACTGAACACCTATTTGATTTAAACCAGTCGTCAAAAGAAGTTTAGAGGTACTAAAAATTTTCCCTATATTCTTAAATTGAGTAATTATTGCTGCTCCAAGACCTGGAAATAAGGAAGTGACAGCTAAAATAGTAGGTACTAGCATTTGAAAGACACCGATACCCATTAACAAGATAGCAATCATCTGACCAAATACTGGATGAGCGCCAACCATGCTCCCTGTCCACCCAACGATCGCATTTACCACTGATAAGACTTTTGCTCCTATAGGAGCAATAGCGATACCCATATTGACTAGAAATGTTGTTAGGTTGCCAATCAGTGATAATACGGTTGGTGCATTGGCACGAATGTAACCAATGAATTTTTGAAACTGCTGATTCTCGCCAAGAGTTCGTCCCCATTCCTTGAAGCGAGACATCATTCCCTGTAAACCTGTCATCATATCTGAGGATAATGGTCCAAAGGCAGAAAACATATATACTAGCCCAGCTGTTGCATCCCTAAAGATCGCTTTAATTTTAGGCATGTTTTCATTTATATAGCTAACAAACGACTGGAATTTTTCGCTTTTCGATAAGCCGGCTGCCCAATCAGCAAACCCCTGGGACATATTAAAAAAACCTTGAGCTGTTTTTTCAGCCAAGGGACCAAATGCCGTCATCATGCTAAAAAATCCTTGCATTATATTCCCCATTGCTTTTCCTGTGGTTTCAAGCAATGGACCTGCACTCTTATTCATATAATCAAAAAATGCTTTTACAGGACCTGAATCTAAAGACTTATTTAGAGAGTCTAATAGATTGTTAACGGCTGTCGCTGCACTTTTAAATAGAGGTTCGGACATCTTTAATACTTTGTTCGCAAATTGCATTGACTTGCCAAATGCCTCTAGGATAGGCTTTTCCAAATCCTTAGTAATGGCTTTCCAGGTGTTTTGTAGCTTTGTCAATTCAGTTTTAGCAGCCTTCTGAGACTTAGTAAGCTTTTCGTTTTCGTCAAACAGCTTACTTATAACTGGAATCGCTGCCCCTCCAAAGGCAAGAGCTGCCATTCCAGCAAAACCGAAGGCAGTTGCTAAGGCAAATGTTGACCCTGCAATCGTGCCAATCATAGGACCAAGAGCACCAAGGAGACCGACAGCAGCTGCTAAAATAGGCACCACAGAAGGACTCATCATCAATAGTCCGCCGTTTAAAATATTTCCACCAACTGTCCCTAAAGCGTGTATGGTATTAGCTAACCTACTTAGCCTTGTCTGAAAAGCAATTATTCTTTTTTCAGCTACTTTTGTAGAAACTATTACCTTCGTCTTCGTCTTTTTTGGAATAGTGGCAAGTGTCTTCTTTACATCAGCCATTTTCTTCTTAAATTCAGCCACTCTTGCGCCCACTATGGCGTTTAAACGTTTGTTCAAGCATTAACCCCCTTTCGGCTTGAAATTGGGCTTGAATCCCTTAAATTTGTTATTAAGGGCTATCATTTTTTCGATATCTTTATCATTGTTACGAATACCTTTTTCAAGGTTTTTGCGGGCTTGTTTAGCATTGTAGATTTTACGTTCACTCGCTCGCTTAGCATTTGTAGCATAGCGGTGTGCCATCGCTGTTTTAGCCATAAGCTCGTATTGGTCTATTAGGCGGTGTTGGGAACCTTTAATAAATGCCTCATACTCAATAGGAGTCCAAGATAATATAAGATCTGGATCATATACCCCGAGATAATGAGCAGCATCCTGAAAGATTTTTATATAATCTAAGTCGTTAATAGAATCCTTGCTTGTTTTGCTTCCTCGATCATTTCTTCTACTGAGCGTTTTTCCATCTCGCCCTCTACGAAGTCTTTCATCATCTCCATGTTCTTCCAGAATTTCTTGACTTTTTTTCTGAAAAAACCCGAGTTGTCCAACTTTCTGAAAGCATCTTTAAACAATTGGTCTAGATCATTGTGTTCATCCATGTAATCAAGAATTGCTTTCTCTATTGATTCTAAGGACGGTTTATCCCCCTTAAGGTGCGCCAAGGCACAGTCCCAAAAAGCAGCAAGATAAAGAGTGTCAAATTCTAATAGGTTGCCATAAATGGTGACAAGGCCGCCTTGCTTATTACCTTCAGCATCTGTCTGGTTATACTTCTCATTAGCAGTACGTTCGAATTTAAAATCAGTGCGAGCCTCATATTCTTTTCCATCAATCGTTAAATAAGCCATTTAACATTCCTCCTCCGTTCAAATAAAAAAGAGACTGGCGTTAGCCAATCCCTTAAGCTGGTTTACCCGTTTCACCAGGTTCTTCAAAATCATATAGCAGCTCCTCGAAGCCTTCTGGCAAAGATGAGAGTGTACCTTCTACAGTATTTCCTCGCACCTGAAGAGTAGCTGAGACTTCTACAAAGTTGTCACCGGGACTAGATTTCTCTACAGATTCGACTAAACAATAAGCGAACACTGAATCGTAGGTACCTTCTGCATTCGGGATAGTATCCACTTCCCAAACCTTCAATTCCACTTTATTTTTGATTGCATTTAGAATAGCCATCTGGCCCGGGTCTCCCTTTCTGCCGAAAGCAGTCATTTCAAACGATTCGCTATTTTGACCATAAGCCAACACACGGCCACTTTTGGTCATTTCGTCAATCAGTTCATTTTCTATTGAATAACTGTTCTCTGTTAACTCAGCGACCACAAGAGCGTCACTTCCGATTGTTGCATCAACGGGTTGCACCAACAGGATTGTATCTTTTCCGTGATTAAGCATGTAATTACCTCCTATTTACCAATATAAAAGCGGACGTTTAAGATTCCCTGATAAGGAAATCCTTCGTCCGCTGGTTCCAATATGATCATATTTGGCTCAATTTGAAATCTATGAACCTTAAAACCTTCTACCTGCCAAGGCTTACGCGTTAAAGCCTTAAGCATTAGATTTAATATTTCAGCCGTTTCCTTTTTGCCGGGGTACGTGCTATAGCAATGCAGCACCCAAGGGATATCCTCTCTATAAGACGTTTTAGTCTCAAAGGGATTAACAGTAGGCTCACCAAATGTCACATATGGAAAAGGTGTTTTTCTATTTACCTTGTCATAAACGCCGGTTACTTTGTCTTTAAGTGCAGGATCTTCATTTAATCGTTTAAAGATAGCCTGTTGCAATGGCCAAAGGGCTGTTTCTAGCAAAATAAATCACGCCCCCAATTTCTTCAGTTCGCTGTCAAAGTGTTTGCCGCCAGCTTCCAACGCTGGCCCCCAATAAGGTTGAGCCTTCATTCCCTTTGTCCAAATAAAAATTAAATTGCCCTTTTCATCTCTTTTTCCTTCTGGATGAGGATAAGCCCAAGGAATTTTCTTGGCTCTACTTCCTCCTGGGCCAGTAGCATAAATACCGGTCCCGTACTCAACGTATATTGCGTAATGAGCACCTACAATGATTTCAGCGCTTAAACCACGGTTAAAGTATCGAATTTCAATGGACTTCTTTAGGTATCCATCATCAGCTGGTGCCAAAGCAACAGCGTTAGCTTGAATGATTTTGGCAGTCTCAACGACGACTCTTTTCACTTCTTGAATAAATTCTTTCTCAAACTCCTTAATGGCCCGTTTAAACATCTTCTTTCCATCCATATCGATACTAATCCAAATATCTTTCCTAGCCATCGATTAGACTCAAAGCAACACGCATGATTTCATGTTGCCCCCCTTGATCAAGTGGCTTTCCAGTTAATTCGTAGGTATCACCCTCACAAAAAACTCTCATCAAGGTTGAAATATCGGTTCGATACGGATAGTAAAGATATCTATCAAATGGGTGCTGCATTTGTTGAGCTTGATAAATTTCTTTACTTGATGGAGTGTCTAAAAATCCATAGAAATCATCCTGGTCAAGTTCTTCCCATATACTAGGTATCCATCCTCCACCGCCGTCTGACTCAGGTTCCTGTTCAACAAGAAAGACTACTTTATGCGGGTATTCATCCATTATCTAAACCTCACTTTCTTGTAGGGTCGAATAAGCCGAATAAGACCTGGTGGGAAGTCCATTTCGTATGAATAAGAGACAGAACCCATCGACCTATCCTTGATTCCTGCTTTATTTTGAAGATATTCTTTAGCCTTTATGATAAAGATTTTCACCCCACCAGGTAGATCTTCCTTCCCTGAGCTATCTAGAAATGAGTTATTGCACCATTCTTTTATCCAGTCAAGGATATCGTCCTCGGTGATTTCCATATTTACTCACCTACAATCAAAGCAATTAACTCATCCTTTTTAGCAGTAGATTCATATTCAATGCCCTCTTTATCAAGAAAAGCTTGAATTTCATCTTTATTTACTTTTTTGAGCTCTGCTTCAGATAGCGTGTATAAATCAATCTCATCCTTAATGGTAGTTGTATCCTGTGGTTCTTCAACCTCGCCAGCTTTATGATAGCCATACCCTTCATAAACGACCTTAAAGGCCTTCTCAGTTACATGTAAGATTTGGTCGCCTTTTTTGATCTGGATTAATTTAGCCATTCTAATCCCTCCGAATATAAAAATAAGACGGCACTAAGCCGCCTTTTGTTATGCTCCTGCTACTTCTGGTGTAAGAGCTGCGAAAGCCTCGTCAGAAAGTGTCATAAAACCAACCTGTTGAGTTACACGAAGCGCAAACATATCACGCTCGAATAGGTTGATTGGGTCTCCATTTTCGTCCTGGATAGTTGTTAAAGTCGCATCCTCGGAAATTTTGTACTCCATCCCCTGAGGAATGCCATATCGAGTCATGTTCCAATCAGCTGCTAACATAAGCGCTTTTTGGTAATCCCAAGACTTGGAGTCTACATACCCAATAGGTAGCCCTAAAGCTGATTGGGTAGCTCCTGCTTTAGCGTCGTTAAAGATTGGAAGACCATCTACATCCTTTGCGCCACGTAGTTTTTGACGAAAACGGCGAGTAGTTGTAAAACCATCCGCATCCTTATCAGCTTCTTCAATTAATCCCATTACTCCATTTAACTCATCGTATAGATTGCCAAGTGAGTTATATGCAACTTTATTACCCGATGCATTAATCTTCTCCCAAAGAGATACACCAGCACCAAATGGAGAGTCTGTACCGAATAAAGCAGCCTGATCAAATTTAATTGCAAACGCCTCTGCGATCGGCCCACGCATTTCAGCGAAGAAATCTTTTACTGAATAACGTAGGAATTCCTTTGAAACAGGAAGAATAACCCCCAATTTCTTAGAAACCATTTCGGCATTTAGCCATGTCGCCTTAGAGGTTTGGATTCGTTCCCCTTCACCTACCCAGTAAGCCCCTGGCCCAGATGCTAGGTAAGTGAACTTCTTTTTCGGTTTCGTCATTTCCTCATATTTTGCTAGTTTAGTAACAGCTGATTGAGACATGAATTGCTTCAATACTAGTGTTCCTTCTGTTGACGGGACAGCACCAGTTTTCGAATCTTTTAGCATTACATTCGCTGGATCAAAGAATTGTTTAATGTTTACTGATAAGATTTCATGTTTTTTTGTAATCAATTTAATTCCTCCTAGTTTCTAATACTTACTTCTGCAGCTAGTGAACCGATATCAATTGCCCCACCACCGGAAGAACTTCCTCCACTTGGTTCAATGTGGCGACCACTTTCCTTAAACTTGGCATCTACAGCATCCTTAACAGCTTTGCTATACTCCTCCTCAAGCTTTGTAAGATTTGCCGTTGTACCGTCCTCATCTTCGGCAATAAAAAAGTCAATAATGCCGTCAGGTAGGTTTTTATCTTTCGCTACCTTCAAGGCTTTATTGACTAATGCTTCACGATTTCGAGCTTTACGTTCATCCTCAATTTCTTTACGAAGCTTCTCTAATTCAAGTTGTTCAGGTGTCTTGCTTGGATTACGCTTAGCGACTTCATCATCGATAAGCTTTTGGAGATTATTAGTTTTCCATGTTTCAAGAGATTTTACTGAGTGCTTGTCCTTTTCTGAATCAAGCCAACTTTTCCCCTGGGCATTTTCTCCGAGGAACTTTTGCACACCTTCCACGGTATATGGATTTAACCCCAATAGATACGCTTTAACATCCTCATTGTCCTTGTTATCAGTCAAGAATTTCTTCACTGAGTCAAGGTTGATCGTGCCGTCAAACTGCTTAATATTGATTGGCAATAATACTTTTTTAAACATTCTATTTCCTCCTGTGCCCCCTTGACGTTGCCCCCAAAGACGCAAAATATTTTAAAATTAATCGTTAATATAATTCTCCTCAACCATTCCAGCAATTAAATCCATGTGATTATGGCTAATCAGTTCAGCTCTCATTCCAAAATCGGCATTGTTCCATGATGTAGCAACTTCTCCACTAGGTAATTTGCAAGCAAAGATGAAATTGTCGAATTCACCACTTTTAGCCTTTTCCAAAAGCATTTCAGGAGCAGCTACATGATCACTTTTATCCTTAGGGATAAACCTAACTACCTTGGACATCCTCTTCACTCCTGACCGTCACTTGCAAGGCTTCCGGATACTGCGATGACAACTCTTGCAGAAACCTCACAGAGGACTGCAAAAGAGTGGATACAGAGGCACAAACAACGCTTTCTGTATGCCCTATGGCTTCAATTTTCATGTATCCATCCTCGCCGACCGTTACTTCGATTTTGGTCACCATTATCACTCCTTAACTCGCAAACTTGTTCATCCAATTCTCAAAAGATGTATAAGGTACTGTAACCGAGGGTGGCGTTACCTCTTTTTGCGCTTTCTTAAGTGCCTGTTTATAGGTTAAGCTCTCATCTGTCATATACGACTCGATACGATCAGCGAGCTTTCTTTGATATTCCGGATCCATATAATTGCGACCGCGACGATATTCGGGAAGCATGCCATTCACCTTATATATCTTCATGCATCTGCAGTTGATATCCATTGATGCAATGCCCCATAGATGAGGAGCCTTTGCTTTCCAGCCATTGTAGTGGAAATAGCCATCCTCAGCCGTCTCTTTCCCATCAAGCTCGCGGTGAGAACGTCTGACACGTAAATCCAATGCGCTCAGCCATACACCAGTGGTCTCAGTATACTTTTTAGCCTGCTCCTCAGCCTTTTCACCCGCAAGGCTTCTCACCCTACCCGCCTCAGTTCTAACCACTGCCCTAGATTTCTTCAAACTGAAACCTACTGCATTTTTAACACGTTGAGCCATGGTGGCATACCCTTCACCAGCTTGAATCCCTTGAGCAATCTCAATATTAATTCGTCTTACAATGTCATTACGATGAGGCTCCATTATGGCAGGCAAAGTTAACTCAGGTATTTCATTTTTGAGTATCTGACGAATGAAATTTATGGATGGCAGCGTAACTTGCATGGTTGTTTGTGTTGCCATTTCATACAAGTACATGTGCCTTAAATATCCTTCAAGGAAAATGTATTCCGTAGATTCCTGAATTGTAGAGATGATTTCCTTGTACGTGTCGGTTAACTCCTGACTAATACGTTGAAGCTCCTTCTGGAGACGGTTGTATCTATTGATATCCGTCCAGCTGATCTCGTTTTCCTTGTTGGAGTACTTTTCATACATGACGGCCAATTGATTAAGGATATTACGAACACGCCTGTTAAAGACTGCCTCGATATCCGATTCGGTTTGCTGAGCAAGTTTGTCGAGAAATTCTTCAATCTCAATTTGATTCATCGCGTGATCACACCATCTCCTCCACACGTTTTACAATTGATATCTCTATTGGACTTAGAACTAAAAACAGTTCCATCCCCTCCGCAATCAGGACAGGACTTTTCATCCTCATCATTGTTATTTCCCTTTGTCCCTGCGCCAGTAACACTTCCACCGGCTGATGACAAACTAGAATCACCACCCAATGGCTCCAATCTAGCGCCATATAACTCTGCATCTTTCTGCATTTCTTCAAGCTCATAATCAACGTCATCAACGAATGTAAGTAGGGATAGTCTGGTCCTTTCACTTACCTTACCCATTAGTTGTACCGTGGATTGCGCTTCATCAAGTACGTTAGCTGGCAGATTACGTTTGAATCCAAACCATACCTTAAGAAAGTCTTCCTTCGAGCAGATATTCCTCTTTGACCAGGCTGAACAAAGGACCTTGTATTGGTAACGTAGAGCTGAAGTCATTTTCCGTTCCATCGTGATGCATTTGTTCTCGAGAGCCATGATTTTAAACTTCATGGCAACACCAGTTACGTTCCCGCCAAATGCTTCATCGGAAAAATTCACCGACTTAGCAAAACGAAGGATATTCTCTTCCAGTCGATTTAAATGGTTCTCGATCATCTGGTCATTAATGTCCTTCGTGAGATATTTGACATCCTCTTTTTCGTCATACAACTCAAATATGCCAGTTTCCTTAAGCCTTTGAAGCGTTTCTTCGTCAGCTCCCATTCCTTTCAAAATGAGATACGCTAACCGGTATTGCTCTATCTCATTCGAAGCATCTGAAAAAGTACGGTCATAAGCATCAATAAGCTTTATAACACGCTCCGCATCCCCCATAAGTTCTTCGTTATTCGGCAGACCATATAACGGGCAAAGATCAAATAAATGAACCTGCTCTTTTATATATTGGTAGTCAGATTCACTTTCAGCTTCGAAGAAATATATCTTTGTATCATCATAGACTTCTGCTTTATGAATCTCCTTTTTGGTGCCATCCGAGAAGACACGTATTACCTTGTAATATCGAATAGAGTACTCCGGCTCTGTGATATCGTCACTTGAAAGGATAATGACTTCCCACGGGTTGATATTCTTTACCCTCTCCCTGCCGTCTTTATCGATATAAGCTAAACGAGCACCATATCCACAAATAGCAGCCTTTTTCCCCCACTCAGCGTCCTGATCCTCTACGTTGGAACGAAGGTTAAATTCCTCGATAGCTTTTTCAAGGGGAGATTTAACCCTATCTTTGACTTTTTCAGTTTTCTTACCAGTATCAACCTGATAAGAGATAGCATGACCGAACATATAGCCAACCTTTGTATCAACAATGTCCCCGTCAAAGGCATCGTTTAACTGGTTGTTTACCTTGTTATCAATCCGCTTGATTGCCCCTGTCTCAAAGTCCTCGTATTCGATTGGTTTTCGCTGAAGGATAGGAACTCCATCCGTATCCGTCCTATATCGTTTATATAAGCCCTGCATTCGATCACTATCAATCTTGTGGTCTTTGATAATAGCAGTAACCAATTTAGGGGTAATTCCTTCTCTCAGGGCATGTAAATACTCGTTCATCGTCTCACCTCCGTTTTCCCCTTAGGATGTCTTTCTTGTTTCTTGTGTAAATAGCGTATCGAACGGCATCAAGAACGTTGTCCCATTCTTTAACTGGCTCACCTGTCTTCTCGTTCCAGACATATAGGAAAATTTCCTTTTTGAACAGGTTCACTTCGTTTTCAATCACATAGAGCTTTTTAAGCTTGAGCATGCGGGCCACTTCTTCAATTCCTGCTAATACAGATTTATCGGCATTAACAGCCTTCAATCCTTCCCTACGGAACCTTTTCACATGCTCTGGTCGTGCTGAATCGCAATAAAAAAAGATGTTGCCATAGCGCTCCTTCACGCCTTTGGCCACACCTACCCAATAATCTATTTCCTCATGCTGCTTGCTATGTTCCTCGAGGAGGTATGTATCACCTTTATCATCCTCACCTAATACAACAATCGCACCAGGGTGTTCATATCCCCAGTCAACACCAGCGTAATAATGGACGAAGTTCTTTTCTGCTGCCTTTTCAGCAGATATATAGTGAATATCCTTGTTGAAATCCTTATAGATAACTCCTTCAGCAGCCACCCAATGACCGTATATATCACGATCAGTAAACATGCCTGTCGGAGTTGAAGCAACAATACTCTCTACGTACTCAGGATCCAGAAAAATATTATCGAACAGCGAAAAGTGGAAAGCTCTGATATTCACCCTTCCATTTGATAAGGTTTGTCCATCCTTATCGATGTAATCCTCTTTAACTGGATGGCTAGGGTTCTCAGGGTTGGTATCAATAAAGATACGTGCTCCTGTATATGAACAACGGGAGATAACTTCCTTCACGAACATATCATGCAAAGCAGTTCCTTCGTTAAGCAAAGCTCCAGCTGCAGTAAATCCCCTTGCTTTCTTCCAAGCGTCTGAGGTTGAGCCATCAAAAACGTATATCTTATTCCCAAACAATGTAAAAGAGTTTTTCTTGTCCAGTTTTATGTCGCGACCAATGATCTTTTCCATATCGTCCAAGATGTTACGCCAAATAGCAGAGTAAGTTGCTCCACCAATGATGAAGGCTAATCCTTTTCCTTCATACTTTGCTACATGAGCCAGAAATAATAATAGGACAATAAAGGTTTTTCCAGCACGCTTAGCACCACTGAGAAGTAATATCTTCGGGTCCTCAGTGCGAACGCAATTAACAACCTCAATCTGCTTTGGAGTTAATTCCATCGACTAACCCCCTTAAAGCAGCTGCAACATCTTTCTCTTGCGTGTCATCGTCACCCTTTTGGATTTTATCGATTTCTGCTTTGGTTTTTTCTATACCTAAGCGCATTCCTTCGAGCTTAAGTCTAAGCTCATCATCGATATGTGCCATATCATCAAATTGTTTTATGAGGCTCCTAAGCTCTCCCATAGCCCTTGACTGAGCATTAAGAAAAGTAGCTTGACGGTCCCAGGCGAATTGGAAATCATATTCTTCCTCGGTAGCAACTTGTTTAAACTCACCCCTTACATCAGGGTCCGGAACTAAGTCATATCTAGCCTTTTTGAGCTCCTTTGCTATATCATCCTTATCTCGAACAAACATAATCTGTTGAGCGCGGATAATAGCAGCATACTGAATTTGTATCTGATCCCATATAAGGTCAGCTGGTGAACGTTCATTCAAGCTCTCCATTATCTCTAATGTTTCAGAAGGAAGGAACTTAGAGAATAGCCCATGCTTTTCAGCAGCCTTGTTCCGTTTTGTAAATTGGTTTTGAGGATTAGGATTGCCACTTCTTTTTCGAGGTTCAGGTGGTGCAACCTTTTTCTTTTTGGTTGCATCCTTTTCGGGAGAACCTCTTGACCACCCTTCTCTACTTTTTCTACTCTTTAATGTGCCAATTTTTATATCATGTTTTTCGGCAAGTGCCTTTAATGTAATATTGGTTGATTCATATTCTTGCCGTATTTCTCCCCAATTCATTACATCGCACCTACCTCCATTAATCTTTTTTTAGACATAATAAAAAGCACCCCGAAGGATGCTCCTAAATTACTTCTCTGCTTTTGTAACTTTTTCGATCATTTCTTGCCTCAGTGTCTCAGCTTCTTTTCTAACTCTAGCATTGAAATCATCCATAGAGATTAAACCGCTTCTCGCTACAATATCAACTAATACATTAATTGCAGCAGTATTATTGAATGATTGCTCTGATACAATTTTATAATGCTCTAAATCCTTTGGGTTTTTGAAATCCATTTCCAACACCTCCTTTAGTCTACTCAATTCGATAAATAGAGATGTTTTCCTGCAAAACAAATTACCGTAAGGTGACAATAACCGCACAAAATAAGAGGAAACAGCTTGTTTAACTGCCTCCCCTGTCCTGCCTTCAAGTTTATCAAGCTGATTTAGGGTTTTGCAATTTCGTACCGTTTGGAACATTTGGAACATCTGAACTAAGTTGTTCAACAATGCTTTCACGGATTCTCCTTATGTGTGAATGAGAGAACCCCATATGTAAACCGATCCATCGATAGCTCTTTCCTTCAAGCAGCCAGTGGAGAACCTCTAACTCTCTGTCGTCTTTTATCAAATGCAATCTGTCCTGGATAATAGAGATTTTAGCCATATACCTACTTACCACCCGATGACGTTTCTCTCGTCGAAGAATCTCTCTATAAATTGGGTCTCCAGTGGTCCCTTGCGCCGTTGGCATCCCTGCCTCTTCCCCGTATTGAGCGGTCAAACCTTCTCCAGCATCAATCATTGAAGACCGTAATTCCTTAATACTCTTTAGCATCCAATGATAATCCTTTAGGATATCGTCAATCTTGTCTTTATTCATCGAATCACCTTCCGCACAAGATTTCTAGGCTTGTTATTAGTTATTTGGCTTTCAACCTGGTATCAGTTGGGACCATCCAAGTTTCCCTCAAGTGGTTAACTTTCTTTTCCTTTTTGGAATATTTCTCATGCGGCCATACCATGGATTTAAATTGGTTCCATGTTTCTTTCAACGCCTTAATTAAAGGTTTAAGTGCTTCTGATAGCCTCTTAATCAATTTATCAATATCAATCACTTCCAAGCGCCACCCTTCCCTCTTCGTAAACCGCGTTGCCCCATCCCCATAAGACTCTTAATATCTAATTCTGTTAAATGCTCTGATTTCGCCTTCAGAGGCTTCTGGCGAGGTTTCTTTTTCTTCGCTGCCTTTATCTCGCGGTTTTGCTTTTTCCATTCTTTCAACTGGTCTTTTAATGACGGATTCATACGATCATCTCCTTTGGATGACAAAATAAGCAAACAAAAAGAGGACACCAAAAGACGGTATAAACCGTGCATTCAGTGTCCTCCAGAGGGCTGGTACGACTTATTTAATTCCTTTTACTCCTAATTCACTTACTGAAAACCTCTTATTTTCCTGTTTCTGATGGTTGTTAAAGAACTTCTCTTCAATTCCAGTTAAAACTGTAAAAAAACATGTATCTACCTTTAATTCGTCCATTAAACCAGTGACGGTATAAATATTTTTATCAAAGAGCAATTGCAAAATACTTTTTATTTTCATTGGGTGCTCTATTGATATTTCATTATCCAAAGGTTCTTCAACCTTATAACCCTTTCTGTTAATGGACATAAAAAAATAACGATACTGCTGATAGTCAATCAGGTCTAATTTAAATGCTCTTATAGCAATTGCTTGTAGAGAAACCAGCCACTTTTGTTTAAGATCAATATAAGCATCGGGATTTGACACCTTAACTATCCGCTCACAATCTTTTCTAAATTGTTTCTCCGGAAGCAAAAATTCGGATGCAAACTGATTAGCCTCATCTTCAAGCATTTTATATGATTTTTTATCCTGCATTGTAAATTCAACTTTAAAATGCAAAAGTAAATGACCTAATTCATGAGCTAAATCAAAATTCCTTCTTACAGCAGATTTCTTAATTGATCCTAGCATTATATATGGTCTGTTATCTTCAGTCCATAAGCTATATGCATCTATTGTATTGCTAATTTCTTTTTCTAAAACGAAAGCCCCTGCTTTTTCAAGTAAGAAAAGAAGATTTTTGTTTGAATTTTCCTCTAAGCCAATTCTTTCACGTGCTATTTTTGCAATATATTTAATTTGAATTTCACGATCCAAATTAGAGTTATCTTTCATAAATGAGATTATGTCATTTCTCAATTCTACAAGAGAATTTTTGGGGTAATTAATTTTCTTTTCAATTTTCCTCAAGAAAACGTCTATAAATCTAATATGCATCAATTCACTTTGAGATTTGTTCAGCGAATTAATTGTCTCTGATCGATATGCTATATTTTGCACATGTATATTGTTCATATCGGCCTGATCCAACAAATCAGTGTTATAAAAATAAGAAGACTTCACATTAAAAATTGATTTCAATTTATTTACCACTTCTAGTTTCGGAGACATATATCCATTCTCATATTGCCAAATAGCCTGCTCAGTTACACCAACTTTTTCTGCTAACTGACTCCGACTCAAATCATTGAGGACTCGGATGTTGGTCAAACTTTTACCAGTAAACACAGGCTAACCTCCCTATTTTTAGACTTAATTATCCTTCTCCTTTGCATCGTCTAATACGATTCCAAATGCATGAGCTTCCAAATAAGAATCTGAATCATTATTTGTTAGTACAGTTTTTAATTCATCATCAATATCTAGCGCATGTGATGCATTTACATACAGAGTTAAGTCATCGATTAGATATGCTTTATTATTTACAGGATTAGGCATCCATAATCGTATTTCCTCAATTTGCTGCCCTTCATCAATTTTATATGTAACTATATAGAATCGATCATAGTTAGATTTAATCTTTGAAATTTCTAGATTATCGTTTTCACTTAAACGAACATCCTCGATCAATTCAAGTTCAAGTTGAGTCGAAGGCTCAATTACATCAGATGGAATATAATTAAAATCTACTCCGGAATTAATTTGCATTAATTCCTCCATATAAGAAATTTTCTTATTACGAGTTCTTCCCGTAGCATCCCGACCATGATTTACTTGATCTTCATTAAAATATCTAGCATTTTTCACAACGAAAAGTATCTTTTCATCGTTGTGCATAAATTGAAGATATTGCCATGTAAGACCTGCTTTAGATAAAATACTTTCCACCCCATAAGCCTCACATGCTAGGGCTACATGATGATCAATGTGATTTCCCTTAACCCACGCATAGGCACCACTTACTTTTAAGCTTTTAGCTTTTTCCCGACGAACTTCTAAATACTCACGGTAGCCATCAAATATACCATTTACAAGGTTTTGGTTTAGGTCAGTTGCCAACTTATATTCCATCAAAATCCATACACCTCCATATTTTCTAAGGGGAAACCTTTTTTATATTTTATTAAAGAAAATATGATTTGTATATGTTTTTTTTAAAGTTTAGTAATTAATATTCTTCTCCTTCTTCTTTTTTCATCCTTTTGACCTTACCCTGATGTGTAATGATTTTATATTCTCCAAAAGGAGGTAATTCCCTAATTTTTGCTTTTCCTTCACTAATAATAACAACACAGTTTTCTGGGACACTCATTATATCAATTTCTAATTTCATCGTACTAGGATTAATTAATAATTCTTGAAGACTCACCAGGACCCCTCCTATGGTATAATTAAGGTGGCTGAGTCGGGAGAGATCCTGGCTTTTTTTATTTTCTAAATTGATACTCTGCTGCAAGCTTTGATAGATTATAAAAGTTGAGCAATTCTAATGTTTGCTTGTTGAACCCCTTAGAAACTAGGTATGTCTTCATATCCTCAATTAGCTTCTTGCCTTTGTTGTAGCAGAAAATAACTTCACCGTGCATCGATTGTTCCTCTTTCAAAATTTATAATGTTTGGCAATCATGCTAGTGTCACAAATTGTTCAAAATTAACACTTCACCCATTCCCATCAATTTGGTAAACTGTTCTTTGTGTTTGTATTTTAATGCAAGGGGGAGAGTAATTATGGAAATAACAGAAAAATCTGTTTTAAATCCGAATGAACTCCTAAGTTATATTGAATTTTTGAGAAAAGACCTAATTAACAAAGGTTTAAATTTCGGATTTAATGATGACCGAACAATACAGGCTAGTCAGGAACTAGATTATTTTATATTTGAGTACCAGAGGAAAATTAATTAGTCTTCCTTTAAATCAAAAAGTGACATTTGCTCAAAGACTTTTTCTTTGTGTACAGATTCCTCTAAAAAGAGATTAGCTTCTGTAAAATCAAGGTTAATATCCCCATCAACCTTATCGGGTTCCACTTCTTCAACCCCCGCGAACCAGTGAAAAGGAAAACACCCACAGAGTTTCTGAAGGTCCTCATCATGGTAAAAATACGCATGTGTTTTCTTTGTCTTCAGGAAATATTCCTTTAATGCTGTTCCCCTGTAACCTGATCTCCTCCAAATGAGGCTAGCTCTGTATATCTTGTTGGGATCCAACTGTATATCCCTCAGTTCTGGCTCCTCTGGCCATATCTCCTGTTCGTCCAGCTGAAAATACTCTTTCGAATAACACCCCTTATGAGCACCTTGATTAGGAAAATTCGAGACATAGTAATGGTTAGATCCATTAGGAAAGAGATAATAGCTTGTCCCTTTTGTAAGGACCGCTGTTTGTCCAGGATCAACGCATATTCCTTGTAGCATTAGCCCACCAGCTCCCAACCTTGACGCAACCTAGTAGAGATTTCCTTCCTCCTAAGAGGTTCATAGACCACTACTTTTAGTCCTTTTTCTAGCCTTTCCAGGGTAACCCAATGTAGTTGCCTTGCCCTTCGCATTCGGTTTCACCTTCTTTTTCAGTTTGTTTAGCTGATCCAGCTCAATCCACCCATATGTATCATCTAAGGTGACAAGCTTTAAAGTGTGTTCATACCGATACTCAAACAGCTTTTTCTTGAGGAGAAATTCTTTTGTTTCATGACCCTTTACGTCGACGATTTCGATGCTGCCATCGAGGTTATGAATCTCAAAGTCTGCTACATACTCAATCTTTCGGATTGTTTTGCCGTTCTTTTTGTATGATTCCTGCAATAGAAAACGTGGTTGTAGCTTGAAATCCTTTATTTGTTTTGCTTGTTTAAGCCATTTAAGCTGTTCAAAATATTTAGCCTCTGCCTTTGAATCAAACTGGATGCCGTCCACGAAGGTTTTCTTATTGCTATACTTATTTACTGGCATCCTTAAGCTCCATTTTCAGTTGATCTTCATCAGAGTTGTCTTTTAACTTCTCAAGCTTTCTTTCGCAAACAGGACCAATACCGCGGGCAATGCTTTTGGTGCTTTTCAGAGGGCGATTACAAACGGGACAGTTCATCTATTTTCCTCCTTGACTTGCTCAGCGATTGCGACTGCAACAGCTGCAACATGAATCAGTTCTGTATATAAGTCATCCGCATCGGTTTCCTTTTGGCTTACAAATCCCTTTTGCATTGCCTGAGCAACTTCTCCTACTTCTTCAACAAGGATTTTCAACCAATCACCATAAACGTGGCGCTGAATCCCCCACTTGATATCCTGTCTAACTCTTTCTAATCCAACATCCACTAGGACAAAATTTGTTGGTTCTTTAAGATTCACTTACTACACTCCCATCAATCCGTTTTCTCGTTGCTTTATCCGTTCATCTCTGGCCAAGTGAATAATCGCTAAGAGTATTTCATCTGGATCCCGCTTGAACCTCTTAGCAATAGTTCTTACGCTCATATCTTCATTCCAGCAAAAAGCAATATCATCTAACTCTTCCTCGTCCCAGACAAAATCCAAGTCCTCTAGGACAATTACACGGCATTTTCTAGCCTCAGCAAAGTAACTTTCCATCGGTCGGCCAGCCATAACTACCTTCCTTTCGGTTCGAACATCGCATTACAAAGTCACTTTTCATAAATTAAATATCCAATTCCAAATAACAAACAGATGATTATCGTTACATAAATTATATTTACTAACATTTCCTCGCCCTCTCTTTGTGTCACTGGTCAAAACCACTTGTTAGAATCAGAAGAAACATCAACTGCTAAGAAAGCAGCCTTTCGCCATTCGTACATAAGCTCATCAAAATTGGCTTCTTCAATGGGCTTGCCGGTTTCTGTGACAGTTACATTCAAATATTTAAGCTCCTTAATGGCTGTATAGCGCTTCGACAACATAACCGCATCAAGTAAAGTACCCATGTTATGCCTCCCTCTTCTTGAATTCCAGGAGTTCTCTTTCCAGTTCTGCTTTTTCACGTTCAAAATCAATATCCAGATCGGCAGATGGTGCTTGAGATTGATTCTTTTGTTGTTCAAACCAATCAGGCAATTTTTCTGAACGTACAGGCTTTTTGTAAGCGCCAGTCCTAGGTTTGGTTTTGTTGAACTTTTCTTGCTCGTAAACTCTTACTCTATCCAACGAATCTAAGTTATTATTGGCCCATTCTTTCAAGAGGAACTCAACAAAGCCGAAATAACGTTTGTTTTTGTTATCCGCTATTGTGATTGCCTCTTTTACGATTTCAGATTTCCCACCAAAATCATCCACCCATTGATAAAGTGAGTCGGACTGATTAAGGGACAACCTGCAAAGTAATTTTTCGAAGAACTGGACGACCGTTTCGGTGGTAGTAGTAGTATCTTTTAATTCTTTAATTCTTAAATTCTTTAATTCTTGTTCTTGTTCGCAGTTAGTTCGCACTTCGTTCGCAGTTAGTTCGCTATTAGTTCGCACTTCCTCATTTATGGTGTTCGCACTTCTTTCTTCTTCACCGTCTGAATCCTGATATCTAGCGTAATTGACGATGGTAAACAGTGTTCCTACTTCCGTTTCCTGAACGTTCACTCTTTCGGACTCAATGAGTTTGTTAATGCACTTCTTAATTGTGCTTAAAGAGTACTTTTTAAGCCCTCTACCCTCTTTATAAGAGAGGTCATCTGCAAGCTTTCTGTAAGAGCGAATGAACTGTCCGCGCTTTAACTCCATTCCTTTTACCTTAACTCCGTCCTGGTGGCTCGCTTGGCCCAACAGATAGAGGAATAATCGAAATGTGGTGACATCATGCCAGATGTCAGAATCGAAAATTTCCCTATGCAGTTTTATCCATCCAGACACGATTAATCACCCTTTCGAATTTTACCGAACGTAAGATTATCTTCTTTCACAAACAGCAAATCCGTTTCTTATAGCTTTAACGGTATAATCCGGATACCGGCGCATATACTGTAGTACAAGCTTTTTGAAGTGTTCTTTGTCCTCTGCCTGCTCGTAGATCCAAGCAGGCAAAAGGACATTTGTTTCAAAGTTGTTATTTAGTATCATTAAAACTCAATATCCAGTGCATCCTGAGCAGACATTTTCTTCTCAGGTTGTTCCTCCACTACCTCAGGAGCTGGTTCTTGTTCATCATCGGTAATATCAATGATGTTCGGGTCATTGGCTGGTACTGATTCATTCGCTTCTTCTGTAATATCCTTCAATTCACGCTCTGCTGATTCGTCCTCGGTAATAGCCTTTTGCATTTCAATGGAGAGAATTCCCCACTTACCAAGCATATTTCGTAGTACTGTCTTCATGGCCATTGCGTCATAATCTGAACGCCATACGTTATTAAGCGACTTCTTATCCTTTGCTTTGTTGAACTTAATACGATGCGCTTCAATTTGATCTCGAGTCCAGTAAACAGTTTTCTCAAATCCGTTCACTAACTTGAAGTAACCACAATAGCCAATTACCTTATCGCTTGTAGCTGCATCCAAATCTAGTTCAATTTCTTCTGTCAGACGGTTCCACTTTACTAGCTCACCTTCTCGAACCTCGATGACATTAATAGATTTATATTGGCCTGTCCTTAATGCGAGCTGGATGTACCCTTTATACCCGAGTTGAAATTGCGCTGCCTTGTGCCCTTTCTTGCTGTCATAGAAAGGAACTATCCAAGCGTAACCAAGGTTTTTATCTACCGGTAAATCTAGCGAAGCTGCCACCATGGCACTGGAAACGATGGACATTGGTTCAGCTGCTTGAATGTTTGGGTCACCGTTGTAAAGGTTAAGAATCGACGCCATAAACTGTGGTGCCTTCTTTGCTAATACCTGTTCAAACTTCTTTTGCATGGTTGGTGTATTCAACAATGATTTAAGCCCGAGAGACTGGGCCGTCACTTGTTGTGGTGACCCAGCCTGTTTATTTGCTAATTGATTTTTTAACACTGAATTTGTAGCCATTATTTAATCTCCTTTACTCCGAATTTACGGAAAGATGACTCTTTAATTACTTCCTTATAGATATCAGGAAATTTACTCTGCAAAGCCTTAGAATCAACACTTGTTCGAGATTGATTTTTCCATGAGACTTCAAAACTATCAGTAGTCCCGATTTCAGCATCTTTTAACTCTGCTTTTAGCTTGTTTTCAATCTCGGTTTTCGCTGTTTTGATTAGCTTTTCATCATCTTTTATCTTGATGTATTGAAGAAGAAGCTCTTTACTTTCACCAGGGAGAGCGATTTCTTTCTTTGCTTCTGCCTTCTCATACTTTTCTTTCAGATATTGCTCAGCTGCACTAGATCCATCCAAATCAGGAGCATGTCCTTGCTGTACGTGGTATTCCCAGAAGTGCTTTTCAGCATCGAAAATCATTTGAATGAGCTCTTCATCCCGCTCAATTTCTTTCCATATAAAGCGATTGCCACCAATAAGGACTGCTATATATCCTTTTTCCTTCCCGGTCACTCCTAGATAATGCTGAACTTGTACTAGATAGGTAGCCGGAACCTCATCCCCTTCCCACTCTTTCGCGAGAAAGGCATTGGCTGTTTTACATTCAAGTACGGCTGATTCCCCGACTACGAGACGGTCCACATTAGCTTTTATAAATGCATGTTCTGGATGGCTATACATAAAGTTAGACCGTCGTACCTTATTACCAGTGCGTTTTTCAAACTCTTTCGCAACAACATTTTCCATTTCATTGCCCCAATAAATTGCTTCGTTATCAATTTCAACTGGGTCTACCTGGCCTGTTTTCTCGAGCCATAATTCAAATGATGTACGATATTTATTGATTCCTAAAATTACACCTGCATCACTACCGCCAATGCCCTTTTGTCTTTCCAGTAACCATTCGTGACGGCTCATATCCTTTGTGGAAATTGCGTTGTTGACTGCCATGTCTTTCTCTCCTTTACCTATTTGTGATTTTTGTGGTAAAATTAATCTAATAAAATATTTAAAACAGTCACTGACTCCTGCTGCTAACCAGGGGTCTTTTATTTTGCTGTTGTGAACCGAAAACCTAGTACTTCAATCAGATAATCTTCGAGATTTTCTTCTAAAATTATTTCTCCGTTGTCACTGATTACAATAGAGTCATTTTTTACGATTTCATCTCCGTAGTAATCACTGCTTCCTTGCTCCACTTCTCCGAATCCGCAACTAGGACAGTTATGATCAAACCTTTCATCTTCTGAAACACTAAAGCTTCTACAACAATTAGGACATTTTAACGAAACAGCACTCATTCTACTTACCTCCTTTACTTTTTGTGTACACATTTGCACCGGCCCGGTTCGGTGCGGGTATGGATAATGGGAGGATGGGACACTCCGAACCAGGACGGCAAAAACGTTGCCGCATCATCAAAACGATGATAAGATTTATTTACATAGTGGTTGGTTTTGATTCTGGGCAGTGGGGCTTCTGCAAAAGCTTCACTGCTTTTTATGTTGTTTTACATAGATACAAACCGTTTCCAAAGCTCTTCCTCCTTGTAAAACAACTTGATAGATTTCAGAATAATTAAAAGGTTGAAACTCTATCAAAACGGTGGTAGTATTTACCATGGGAATCTGGCAATTCTCTTACAGTGGGCTTGGATAGCTCACTGTTTTTCTTTTTGTTCAAAAATATTTGTAAGACCTAGAACCTTTAATAAAAGAAGTATTATTGGATACAAGGTGAACATGATAATTGCTGTTGCTAGCACTCCCATCAGACCAATGCCTCCATTTTTACTAGTAACCCTCTATGAGCTAGCTGGTCAACCAGAGAAGTAAACTCTTCATTTCTCCTTTTTCTTTCTTGAAGCTTTTCTAGTTCCCTGATAGATTTAGAAAGATCATTGATAGTTAGTTTTGCTTCTATTAAATCCCCATTCGTTAAACACTCTTCGATTCTGAAAATACAAGATTTAGCAGCTTTATATTCGCCAAGAGCATCTTTTAGGTCATGGGACAAAAACTGATTTTTATTCACTTCTTTATAAACCTCCTCTGAATGAGCTTGATTTTGTGCTGAGTCCACATCTTGACCCAACTGATTCCGTACTCTTTACTGATGATTGCTACATAGTGATTGAGGGCAGTAATTGCATCTATGCTTTCAAGGAGTGATTCCTCGATTTCTCTAACATCCATCTGGTCAATGCTCTTGGGGTTCATAGTGAGCTTCCTCGATGCCCTATTCATTGCTACAAGCGCTTCTTCCAATTCTTCCTTCGTTTTTAAGCTCACTGACGTTCTGTGAAGGTCAACCGCTTCCCCATCTAATTTAACTGGACCCCAGCTGGTATACTCCGCTGCCGCCTCCATCGCCACCCAAGGATTATTGTGTTTTTCTATATAATAGGTACTAAGTTCAGGCTGAACCTGATAACGGCCATTTTCTTGCTGGGAAATCGATTCCCGGGAACCGTAGTATTCATCAAATGTCATTTCTAGTTGTGTTACCCCCGCTTCCTTTCTGGCCGCCTTGGCAGCTGTTGCAGCTCTACCAATCGGCATTTCAATACATCCCCTTTCTACCAATGTTTTTGGAATAATCTATTAAACTTAAATTAAGAAACCTTTCTAGGAATCCAGTTCTCTATGTAACGAAGAGCTGACTGCAGCTCTTTTCGCTTGATGTCCTTGTAACTGGCGACTGCGAACCGATCTTTGATTTCACGATAGATTTCTCTGAACAGCCTTGGTCTTTGAGTTGGGTTAGTTTCTAATTCATAGACTCGACTGGCAACACCCTTTTGTAGGCGCCGCTGTTCTCCGTGGTCCAGAGTGATTTGTTCATCTACTTTGTGTTCAATTTCTAGAATCTTTTTGCCGTATTGCCAGATGGTGCTTTTAAGTTCTTCATGACCTTCCACTAGATCAGCTGTTGTGCGAAGAACAGTTACTAGTGCTTTGTCTTTAGATAGAGGAACAACATTCTCTTTAATGGTGTAATATTCATCGACTAATGTTTCGTAAGCGTTCCACGCTTCTTCTGTATTAAGCGATTTAGCGTGAAGCAATGCACCTTTTTCAGTCCAGAGATACAGCACAGATACAAATTTAAGCGACTCGTCAGATTGACGTAACCCTTTAAAATTCCTTAAATCATCTCCTGTAAGTGCGATAAAGTGTTTACCAGGTGAATATCTTTCTGTGTTTCTTTGGAAATTTCGGTTGATTACTTTACTAACGGTTCCATAGGCTTCAGCTAACTGCTGAGTTGTTAATACGCGTTGACCATCTTGTATAACTGGTTGGATTTGATTCATTACATAGCCTCCTTACAACTGTTAGATTCTTGGTCGTTCATCCACGCGTCCAAAGTGTCTGTTTTAAAGAGAATTCTTCTCCTTACTCGGATATGTGGAATCTCTTTTTGCCTTACCATGGTGTAGATCGTGTCTATATGAACACCGATGTAATCAGCTGCCTCTTGGGCAGTTATGGTTTTTCTTTGCAACTCTCTCACCTCCTTGGTTCGGTATTTTCTAGGAGATTAACGATTTCCATGAGTTTCTCGGTTACATCTTCATTCGTATAACCTTCGTTTAACATCACGGCTGACTCGAGAACTTTGAGTTTTATTTCAGCCCAGATAGCTTTCTCGGTGAGGTTCATGATGGGCCTCCTTAGGCTGTGGTTTTATTCCACTTTACGTGGATATTTTCTTCAAAAAAAACTGAAGCTGACACCCCTAAAGATTTTGCGATAATTTGTAATTCATCAGTATTAATTGGGCGTTTTCCGGATTCCTTCATGCTGTATCCAGAAACACTTATGTTTAACTCTTTTGCTATGAAGGTCTGGGAAACACCTTTTGATTTTCGATAATTTCTTATTCTCTCATGAAGTTTCATTTTTTCACCACCTATATTCCACGTTTAGTGAAACTTTATATTTTGATTATATATTCACGTAACGTGGAAGTCAATAACTATTTTAACTTTTCGTGGATTTTATTTAACGTAGCGTGAAATCTTGTTATGATTATCTATGAAATAACAATGAATGGTAGGTAATTTTATGAGCCTCGGTAAAAGGTTGAAATCAGAAAGAGAAAAAAGAAATTGGTCTCAAAAATATGTTGCTGATAAAGCTGGCATAACAAATACAGTTCTCTCGAATTATGAGCGTGATTATAGAGATCCTGACACCGAGACTCTCAAAAGACTTGCTGATCTATACGAAGTAGGAACTGATTATTTGTTAGGACGGTCTATTAATAGTGATTTTTCAGCTAGAGACGAAAAAGATATAGCGAAACGAATGGAAGAAATTAAAAAAGACCTTACAAGCGAAGATGGTCTGCTTTTTAATGGAGAACCGATGAGCGAAGAGGCAGTTGAATCCTTCCTTGAAGCAATGGAGTACGCTGTACGCCAAACACAAAGGATAAATAAGAAATACATTCCTAAGAAATATAGAGAAAAAGACAGCGAATAGGAATGAGGCGGTCAATTTGAATTGGATTAAGCGAACTGTACAAGACCTAACAAATAAATATCAAACGAATGATCCCTTTGAGTTATCAGAGATTAAAAACATCCAGGTAATCCCATGGGACTTGCATCCTGAAATTAAAGGTTTCTATAAATATGATAAAAGAAACAAGTATATCTTTATTAATGATAATTTGGACGAGCCCTCACAACGGTTTGTTTGTGCTCATGAATTTGGGCACTCCCAATTACACCCGAGGGTTAATACCCCCTTTTTAAGGGGCAGCACTTTCTTTTCAGTGGATAAAATTGAAGTTGAAGCAAACACCTTTGCTGTTGAACTACTCCTTCAGGATCAGAGTCTTTATGAATATCAAGATACTAGTCTATCAGTCTGTGAAATTGCTGAGATTTATGGTGTTCCAAAAGAAGTTAGTCATCTTAAAAATTTTTAGACTCAATCTAGGTATTTTTTCACACGAAAATAGTATTAACTTCCTTTCGTGTTTTTATTTTTGGTGTTACTGGGTTTAGAACCCATATATACATAAATATAGAAAAAGGGAGTGTCAAAGAATGAAGAAATTATTAACACTGATGGTACTGGGGTTGCTCAGTATTGCTTTAGTAGCTTGTGGATCAGACGCAACTGACATAAGCGGCGAAGAGGAAAAGCCAAAAGAAGAAACAACCGACACTGGTTCAACTGAAGAAAAAGAAGCAGAAGCGCCAAAAGAAGAAGAACCAAAAGAGGAAGAATCTTCAAGTGATGAAGATGTTCAGGAAGATGATCAACTAAAAGCGATCAATACATACACAAATAAGGAGCTTGGCATCGAAGGTACTTCTGGACCATTGAACTACACCATTAGTGGTATACAGTTAAAGAAGATTGAACCTAAAACAGAAGAAGCTGCAGCTTTGTTTGAAGCAGAAGTTGGCGATGAGGTTCATGGATTCACCATAAAAATGTCAGGTGAAAACACTTCTGAAGAAGATATGGAATTCTACCTTAGTCAAGCAACTGTTGTAACGAATACTAAAGAGCAATTAGAACCAGATATGCTTCTGTCGGAGTATATTGAAGGTGAATATTTAGGGCAGGTTCAACACGAAGGATACAATTTCTATATTTTGAAAAAATCTACTGTTGATGAGCTTCAAAGTATCGAGGTAAGAATTGATGCAGCACTAAACAGTAATTATGATACTGTTGGCGAAGATATTAAGCATACAATTGAAGTAAATAAGTAAAGCCCTTCTCTGGGCTTTTCTTTTCAACACAAAACCGAACATACATTTCATTGGAGGTAATGGAAATGAAAGAGATAATTTATTTAGATACTGATTTAATGAATTCAATGTTAGCTCAACTCGACAAAGGACTTATTAACAATTTCTCTCTTGAGGAATCTAACCAACAAGCTGAATCAGAAGGTAGCCAAAGTTCCAGAGGAAAAAATGCAGGTTTACGGGGATCTATTAATGTTAGTACTGGATTTTTACCCGGAGGGGGATTACGGCTTGATAGTAACTTAGGTAATAACGGTAGTGAAAGCACCACTGAATCTAGAACAATATTAGAAGGACAAAAAGATATTCTAAATAAGGCTTTTCATGACTACGCATTAGAAGTATTAACGAACAAATTAGTAGAGCAGGATTACTTGAATCGTTCTGAGAATTTAAATGAAGGAGATATTTATTTAGGGGAAAGTACATATCGCTTTTATGATTTTAATCTAATTAATAATGCGATGGATTACGACTTCATGAGAGATTTATTATTAACAGATGTGGAAAAGTTGGAATTCAACCTATCTGAAGCTAAAAAACTCTTAGAAAAAGCCACCCCCAGCGCCAAAGAGCGTCAAAAATTAGATATAGCATCAGCAGTTGTCGCTGCACATGAAAACGCAAATCCTATACTTGATGTTTTTGAAAAAATGAATATTATGGGGAAATTTGCTTCTAAGCTCCTTAATGATTTGGTTGTTATTAAGGCAGATAAAAATATTGGCCTTCTAAAAAAGAAGTATTTAAGGGAGTCATCGGAAGCTTTATCTTTTAGAACAGATAATAGCCGCCAGGTCAAATACTTAGTAAGGGTAATTGGGAAAAAGGAGAAAATCTTCACTGGAGAAAACATTCAAATGTTAAAGGAAGATGATTTGGACATAATCCCCAATTTAATGGTTGATGTACTTTTAGGCTCATTCAAAATCATAAAAGAAGGTGACCTTATCGTCACACCAATAGCTATTTATTACGAATAGAATCAAAAGAATTACTTCTCTTCTCCTTCATCTGGTTAAATCTTTCTGATTTTTGTTGAATGGAATGTCCTATGGATCTAGATTTTAATTTATTTCTTTTGGACATTTCTTCATACTCTTTGTTCAATATATCCATTTCAGTTTTGGTTCGTTTAAATAAATTGGTTAAAGGACTCATGAGTTTGTCTCCTTTACTTTTATTACTCTATTTTAATCTTAACACGGTATATGTTATTCAAAAAAGTTAAAGTTTTCCACAATTTATTTACCCCTATTTTATATAGGTTTTATTTTTTTGACAAAAACAGAACATACATTCTTGTAAGGAGTGAATAAAAATGGCAAGTATCGAAAAAAGAGGAAAAAACAGTTATAGATTAACTATTGTCATTGGTTATGATGCAAAAGGAAATCCAATAAGAGAGAGGAAAAACGTAAAAGCCAAAAACCCAACAGAGGCTAAAAAGCTATTAACGTTATTTGAAGCAGAGATTTTAAACGGTCAATATATGCAAGTTGAAGAGAAAATGACTTTATCTGTTTTTTATCAAGATGAATGGATTGAAAAATACGCCAATGAGAATTTAACTCCTGACACCAGGCAAAACTATATAAATATCATTAATAAACGAATACTACCAACCTATGGTCATATGAAACTTGCAGATATAAAACCAATGCATATTGTAAATTTTGTGAATGACTTAAAGAAAAGCGGAAAACGTTTGGATGGTAAGGAAGGTCCCCTATCAGCTTCATCAATTAGCAATTGTTATCGAGCATTCAATAATCTCTTATCACGGGCTGCTGAATGGAAGTTGATCAAAGAAAATCCTGCTAAGTCAATCAAAACACCGAAGGTAAAGCCGAAAAAGTCTGATGTTTATTCAAAAGATGAGCTATCAGAACTACTTTTGTATTTAGAAGAAAAACCTTATCACTGGAAGGTCCTAATCCTGTTAGCGATATCCACAGGTGCCCGGGAAGGTGAGATTGCAGCGTTAGAGTGGAAACATATTGACTTTGAGAAGAGTACAGTTTATATAGAGCAATCCCTTACAGAGGTTGTCGGAGAAGGAGTAAAGCTTAAATCAACAAAGAACGAGCGCTGCCGTTCTGTATCTCTCCCCTCCTCTTTACTTGGAATGCTCAAGAAATTAAAGGTGCAACGGACACATGAGAAGCTCCTGGTTGGGGATATGAAAGAATGGCCTAATCATTTTTTCATTTTCGCTAATGAATTCGGAAAGCCCATCCGTCCGGATAGTATCAGTCAGTGGTGGAGTCGTTTCATCGAAAAGCATAAATTAAAGAAGATTCGCTTCCATGACTTGAGACATACCTCTGCTACACTACTTATAAACGAAGGCGTACACGCAAAAGTTATAAGTGAGCGATTAGGGCATGCAGACATTTCGACTACGATGAATATTTATGGTCATGTACTTGCCGAAGCTGATCAGACAGCTGCAAGTCATTTCGATACTTTTTTCGGTAAAAAAGCATCTGAAAAATAG